TCCATATAGTAGCACCTAACAAACGAGCCAGAGGCTACCAGTGAAGCTTATATGACTTGTATGACACATGTGCGTACCATACATAGCAGTTATGTAACAAACGCATAGCGTGATATATCAGTACCATACGCAACCGTATGTTATGTTATAACGTTCACCGCGCACCCTCTCACTCACTCTGGAATTATTCTAAACTGGTACAACATTGGAAAACTGTACAATGTGTAACAATATTGTCACAGTAGTGTTACATTATTACAACCGATCGGATGTTCACGTTTTGTTCTCCTTGTTCACCTGGTGCAATAATGTCACACTGTTGCAATAATGTTGTCACTGTTGCCCAGGTGTCACACTGTTGCAATATTGTTACAATTTTGTTGCATATTGTTATTATTCTAAACTGTTGCAGTATTGTCACTGTTGCAAAAATGTCACGACCCCCCCGTGTCTCGCGTATTATTATATGTCCATTGCATTCACTTTTGGGAAAATTTGAGAATTGTTGAAAACAACTATTGACAACACTGTTACAACATTGTATACTTAGTGTAAGAGCTTACAAGTAAACAATATTGAGGAAAAGTATGTCTCGCTACGCTGACTATGCTAACCCTAAACCTTTAAACAAGCCTCTCACACCAAAAGAAGAGGCTTTTCTTATTGGTCTGGTAGATAGCAAGCTAGAACCAATTGATGCTTTCAAGGCTGCTGGATACTCTGAAGGCTCAGAAGGGTTGTCTAAGCACAGGGCTAAACGTATACAGAAACACCTCTGGTTACACATAGAAAAGCGTATTCAGGAGAGGGTAGGAGAGACAGCTACATTGGCTCTAAACGTCTTAGAAGAGCTTATGAGGAGTGCTGAAAGTGAAAACGTTAGGCTCAACGCTGCCAGGGATATCCTGTCCAGAGCGGGTTACGATGCGATACACCGTCAGGAAACAGTATTCAAAGAGACTCACGAGATGTCAGATTTGGAACTTGACGAGCAGATTAAAGAACTTTTGGAAACTGACAACGTAGTGTCTTTCAAAGATTTAGGAGATTTAAAAGGTGAGTAAGGGTACTGTTTTAGAACTCTTACAGGAAAAGCAAAGACGTGTAGACACGAATAAAATTAAATACTACACAGCTTATCCTTACCAGAAAAAGTTCCACTCTCAGGGAAACGACTGTCCTCAACGTATTTTAATGGCAGCTAACCGAGTAGGTAAAACATACTGTGGAGCCATTGAAACCACTTACCACCTAACAGGTGTCTATCCTCCTTGGTGGGAGGGAAAAATATTTAAGAAACCAGTACGAGTATGGGCTGCTGGAGAGAGTAACGATACTACGCGGGATATTATTCAAAAAGAATTATTCGGTTCTCCTCAAGACCCTACACAACTGGGAAAAGGTGCCGTACCGCTGGACAGTATTGTTTCTACAGTGCGTAAACCGGGAGTACCCAACGCTTTCTCAAGCGCGCTTATAAAGCATAAAAGTGGGGGTAATTCCCAAATTAGCTTCAAGGCTTACGAGCAGGGCTACGAAAAGTTTATGGGTGAGGCAATAGATGTTGTCTGGCTAGACGAGGAACCTAAGCACGAGATTTTCTCTCAGTGTATCACTAGGACTGCTGATACCAACGGGATTGTCTACATGACGTTTACTCCAGAGAGGGGTATGACCAGTGTAGTTAGCGGGTTTCTAAACGAGCTTAAACCTGGTCAGTCAATGTGTACAGCAACGTGGGACGATGTTGACCACTTAGACGAAAAGACCAAGACGCAGCTATTGGCTGTTTATAGCCCAGCAGAGCGTGAAATGCGCTCCAAGGGTATTCCAGTTTTTGGCTCAGGCTTAGTTTTCCCAGTGGCTGAAGAAGACATTACGTGTGATGATTTTGACATACCGGATCACTACTTATGTCTAGCCGCAATTGACTTTGGTTTTGACCATCCCACCGCTGTATCATGGGTTGCTATGGACCCAGATGACGATATTATATATGTTTTTGACGAGTACCGCAGAAGTAAAGAAACGCCTTTAACCCACGCGGCAGTGATTAACGCTAGGTCTCCTGCTTTACCTGTTGCTTTTCCACACGACGGTTTACAGCACGATAAGGGAAGTGGTATTCAACTAGCTCAACAGTACCGAGATTTAGGGGTATATATGCTACCTCACCATTTCTCGAACCCACCAGTTGAAGGAGCTAAAAATGGTAATAACTCTGTGGAAGCAGGTATTAGCGAAATGTTGCAACGCTTTGAAACTGGGCGCTTACAAATTTTTAAATCCTGTGTCGAAACTCTCGAAGAGATGCGCCTCTACCATAGAAAAAATGGAAAAGTGGTGCCTATTAAAGACGACCTTCTAAGTGCTATGCGCTATGCTGCTTTATCTGTAGGACGTTTTGGAGAAAAAGGTAAGAATAAAACTGTATATAGGAAGTATGACTTTTCTTCCAAGATTGAATATAGCTCCGCAGGGATAGTTTAATGGCTGTAGTTTTAGACGACAATGAAATTATTTCACTAGTAGACAGTGAAGTAAACGGAAGTAGTAGCTACTATGACTCTGAGATTAGTACTCAGCGTGAAAGAGCTATGGAGTACTTCTACGGTGAACCATTTGGTAACGAAGAAGAAGGACGTTCTCAGGTTGTTGTAACAGACGTTCAAGATACCATTATGTGGATGATGCCTTCTCTTATGCGTATCTTCACTGCTGGAGAAAACGTTGTAGAGTTTGTACCTGAAGGTCCAGAAGATGTAGCAGTAGCTGAACAGGCTACCAATTATGTTAACCATGTGTTCTATAAGCAGAACGACGGGTTCATGATTTTGTACAATCTTTTCCTAGACGCATTGATGCAAAAAGTAGGAATTGTTAAACACTACTGGGAAGAGCTACAGGATACTACAACCGAAAGCTACGATAACCTTACTCAGGGTGAGTATGACTCTCTCCTTAACGATGAGGATTTAGAGCTACAAGAGCACACAGAAACAGTCACAGAACGCTTGGCTCTTGATCCGTCTACCGGACAACCCGTTACTGTGCAGGACGTGTCTCACGAAGCTGTATTTAGCCGTACATCCTTTAACGGTAAGGTTACTATAGAAAACGTACCGCCAGAAGAGTTCTTAATTAACCGGGGAGCTAAGTCTATTGCAGATGCTCGGTTTATCTGTCACCGCTCTCACAAGTCACGTAATGACCTTATTCGCATGGGTTACGACGAAGAAATAGTTAGCGAACTGCCTACTTATGTAAGTGGCGCGGACGATATTACGACTAGTCAGGAATACATGGCTCGTCACTCTTACGATTCTACCGGAATGTACCCTAACCAAGCAGCCGTAGACTCAGAGGCAATGGTTCAAATCTTTGAGTCGTACCTAAAGTTAGATTTGGAAGACGACGGAATTAGTGTTTTACATAAAGTAACTCACTCTGGTAACATTATTTTAGATTTAGAACCTATTGATTATATCCCCTTTAGTTCTGTATGCCCGATTCCGATTCCTCACAAGTTTTTTGGCCTCTCAGTTGCAGAGACCGTGCAAGACATTCAGCTTATTCGTTCTACACTTACCAGGAACCTCCTGGACAACATGTATTTGGCAAACAACGGTAGGTTCCAAGTTGTAGAGGGTCAGGTTAATATTGACGATCTACTAACTAACCGACCGGGTGGTATTGTCCGTACACGCTCTCAGGGAGCTTTACAACCCATTGCTACGCCCGCTCTTCAGCCAGCAGCTTTTCAGATGCTAGAGTACTGGGAGGGTATTAAAACAGGACGCACAGGTGTTAACCCGAAGACTCAGGGGCTGTCAGCAGACGTTCTTAAAAGTCACGTTACTACAGGCGCAGTACAGGGAGCACTTACTAACTCACAGGGTCGCCTAGAACTTATAGCTAGGATTTTTGCGGACACAGGTGTTCGTAACATGTTTAGGTCTATATACAACTTAATCCAGCGTTACGAAGATCGTAAAAAAGTTGTACGTGTTAATAACAAATATCAAGAAATAGACGCTTCTAGTTGGCGTGAAAACATGGACGTTGATATTAAAGTGGGTATTGGATACGGCGACCAAAATAACCGTATGAATAACCTTTCTGCGTTTTCAGGAATGATTGAAAAAGTAGCTAACCAGACAGAAGGTATTGTTTCACCAGACAACGTGTACAACCTTGTACGTCAAATTGGTAAGGAAATGGGAATCAACAATATTGATGCCTTAGTTACTCCTCCACCACCTGAACGTACAGAGCCAAACTTGCAAGAACAAGCTGTACAAGCTCAAAGCCAAGCACTAGTAATGGAAGCTCAGGCTTCTCAGACACAAGCTCAAGTTAAAGTTAAAGAGCTTGAACTTAAAGCTGCTAGGTTAGAATTAGACCGTGTTGAAACTGAATACGATATTGCTCTCAAGCAAGAAGAGCTAAAACTTAAAGGTGTTGAGCTAGGCTTTGAAATGGCCTCTGGTGAAAACGTAAAGGCATAGGAAAATAAAATGGCATATCAAAACTATATAGCTTCTCGCATTATTTCAAGTGAGAAATTTTCATCAAGTGGTTCTTCTACTAAAAGCGGTGAAGCCCCCTTTGGCTGTACTATTGTTAGAATAGGTTCGTCAGCCGCTGTTAATATTGTTATAGGGCCTAGCCCAACTGCTACAGCATCAGGAACATTAATTCCTGCTGGAGAGTCTTCATACTTTGTTATTAAAGGACAGCCCAATCCTGAGGTAGACGCAGGTGGTGAACAAGTAGCTTCTATTGGAACCGCCACTGTTAACTGCACTTGGCTGGAGGGCTAAAAGTGGCGACTACTAACAAAAAAATTACGGAGCTTCCAGAGCTTACAGAAGCTAATTTGTCAGACGACGATGTTCTTGCTATTGTTGACATTAGTGCTGGAACTACAAATAAAGTTCGTAAGTCTACTCTGGCTTCGGCACTGTCTGGTGTAGCTACCCTTACAGCTACTAGTCCAGTTACTGTTAGTAGTTCTACAGGTAATATTAATATAGCTCTTACAACAGTACCAGTTGCCAACGGTGGCACAGGCGCTACTTCTTTTACAAATAAAGGAGTTTTGCTAGGAGGAACTACAGTTAGTTCAACTATTGCTGGTTCAAGTGGGCAGGTACTTACGTCCAACGGTAGCGGCAATGCTCCCACTTTCCAAGTTCCTGCTGAATCAGGCGGTGGTTTGTTCAAAGGTGACAACGGTACTACGGGAAATACTACAACTGGTCCTAAAGATATTTTTAGAATTAACGAGCAAGAATTAAACACAAGTACATCAATAACGTCTGCTGAAAATGCTTCAGCTTGTGGCCCTCTTGCTTTGGCAAGCGGAGTAACATTAACCGTGGCGGGTAATCTGTCAATTATTTGAGGAAAAGAATATGAGTACTTTGACAGTTGATACTGTTTCATCACGAGCAACTAACGCAGACTTGAGCCTTGTAGGTAACGGTACAGGTGTACCTAACTTAGAAACAGGAACAAAGCTAAATGGTACGGCGCTAACGTCTACGTTCCTATCAACATCTGCTAATATTCCTAACGTAGCTCCGGGTACTAGCGGGAACCTAGTAACCTCTAACGGATCGGCATGGACCTCTGCGGCTCCAGCGGCCCTTTCTGCTAACGTACCTAATGTAGCTCCGGGTACTAGCGGGAACGTTGTTACTAGCAACGGGTCGGCATGGACCTCCGCTGCTGCTGCGGCTGGCGGCGTTGGCAGCTTTACGCCAACAGGCGGCAATTCAATTTCTATTGGTAAAAACACTGTCCCCTTGCAAAATGAAACGGGTACAACCAATAACAACATTGGTCTAGGTGACTTCGCTTTACAAGACTGCACAAGTTCTGTAGCCAATGTGGCAATTGGACAGTACGCTCTTTCGGAAGTGTCAAGTGGCGGAGGATATAACACCGCAGTGGGTATTTACGCGGGTCAGAATGTTACTAGTGGTAACAACAACACAGCAATGTCAAATAGTTCGCTCTATTCTGTTAACACTGGTAATTTTAACAGTGGTTATGGGCGTAGTTCGCTAGTAAGTACCACTTCAGGTAGCAATAATACTGGGCTTGGATACAATTCTGAAGCAACCGGGGCAACAACATCAAATGAAATTACTCTTGGAAATTCTAGCGTAGCAACTTTGCGTTGTCAGGTAACCTCTATTTCTTCTTTGTCGGACGAACGAGACAAAGCTGAAATTACAGATTTGCCCGAAGAAGCAGGGTTGGACTTAATTAATTCGCTACGACCAAGAACTTTCTATTGGGATATGCGAGAGTGGTACGATAACGGAGTTACAGACGGGTCTAAAATAAAAAGAACTAACCGTTCGTGGAAATCAAATTCTGGAATGCGTCAGGGATTTATTGCTCAAGAAGTCGAGTCTGCAATTGCAGGGATGAGATGCCTAGAAGATTCTAAAGTAGTAAGTGGAACAAAGGATAAAAAAGAAGTAGCCCCTGCAAATTTACTGACAAACGCGATAAAAGCAATTCAGCAATTATCGTCAGAAAACAAGGCACTTCTCGCACGAATTGAAATTTTAGAACAAGCATAAAGGAAATTAACCATGTCGGGCGAAATAGTAACAATTGCAAAACAGTATGCGTCAATGCTTGAAAGTGCAAATCTGATAGAAGAAATAATTGCGTCTGAAGAAACGGACGAAGAAACATTATTGGCTTTTGATCAAAATAAAAATCATCTTATTATAATGAAAGCCAAGACGTTTTGGACGGACGAAGACATGACTGCAATTGATGCAGCCTTGGGAAAGGAACTTGAATGATACAGACTAAAGTAACAGATTCAGTTCAAGACACAACATTCCCAGACGTACTAATAAATAATTCAGACTCGTTGTATATAAATTGGCCTGTAAAGCCCGGAGCATAATTAATGTCTACAATTAAGGCTAATACTGTAACAACCTTAGACAATGATGCGGACCTGACTATTACAGGCGGTGGCACAGGTGTTCCTAATCTTGAAGCTGGTACAAAGCTAAATGGTACGGCCCTAACGTCTACGTTCTTATCAACGTCTGCTAATATACCTAACGTAGCTCCGGGTACTAGCGGGAACCTAGTAACCTCTAACGGTTCAGCCTGGACCTCTGCGGCTCCAGCAGCCCTTTCTGCTAACGTACCTAATGTAGCTCCGGGTACTAGCGGGAACCTAGTAACCTCTAACGGGTCGGCATGGACCTCCGCGGCTCTTTCTGCTAATATTCCTAA